GCAGAAAGAAAAAACGCTCGGGACCTGAAAGTACTCATGGACCTCCGAGCGAAAATGCATCAACACAAAACGCCCGATCAAAAAATGATCGGGCTCATCGACATCGAAATCGCCAAGCTCAAGGAACAAAAATGAGACCCCTGAAAAGACACAGCGTCAACAAACGCAGCTCAAGCAATCTGTTCAGAAGCAAAACCCGGCGGACCAAACACGTCAACATCGCCGCGCCCTCGCGCGGCGGCATCCGCCTATGATCGAGGAAATCATCGCTTTCCTCAAAAAATGGTGGCAAGAACTCATCGACTTCCTCACCAATTTCTTCAACTAAAATGCCCTGCTACAACCCACTCACCGCCTACCAAACCGTAGGCGGTGAAGTGGTATTCAACGAAACACGGCGGCACGACATCAGCCGCCAACTACAACTCGCCTGCGGACAATGCATAGGATGCAGGCTCGAACGCTCCCGCCAATGGGCGATACGCTGCATGCACGAAGCCAGTCTCTACGAATTCAACTGCTTCATAACACTAACCTACGACGAAAAAAATCTACCCGAAGATGGAAGCCTCAACTACAGAGACTTCCAACTCTTCATGAAGCGCCTCCGAAAACAAACCGCGCTCCCGGCCTCCGGCCTCCATGCCGCTTCGCGGCATCTGCTTACCAAGAATAAAATCCGCTTCTACATGTGCGGAGAATACGGAGAAATCAACAACAGGCCGCACTTCCATGCGTGCCTGTTCAACCTAGACTTCAAAGACAAAGTGCTCCTGAAAAAAAGTAGCTCGGGGCACGAGCTCTACACATCACCAACACTAGAAAAAATATGGACGAAGGGCTACAGCACCATAGGTGCCCTCACCTTCGAATCAGCGGCATACACCGCAAGATACATAATGAAAAAAATAAATGGACAGCAAGCAAACAAACACTACGAAAATATAAATCAAGAAACAGGAGAAATAACAATAAAAAAATCAGAAATAAACAACATGAGCCGGAAACCCGGCATAGCGAGCCAATGGCTCGAAAAATACATGACCGACGTGTACCCACACGACTACGTCGTGACACGCGGACAAAAGAATAAACCCCCCCGGTACTACGATAAAAAACTTCAATTAACAAACCCAGAAATGTATGACACACTACAATTTGAGCGTAACAAAACAGCTCAAGAGAACTACCAAGACAACACACCACAAAGACTCAAAGACAAAGAGACCGTAGCAAAAGCCAAAATCAACCAACTCAAAAGAAACACAATATGACAAATAACGACCTTCGAGGTCTCCTCCAAATCGCCGTAGGCATCGACCTTATAACTCCCGATCGGGCCAGAGCAGCCCTAAAAGACTTCCGAGTCACCGGCCAGCTGCCCATCGAACTTCCAACCATTCAATCCAAAATCACAAACAAGGAAACCAAATGATTTACACCATAGTTAGCGTACGAGACAGGGCAGCGGACGCCTTCGGACGTCCCATCTTCGTCAACAGCATCGGACAAGCCATCCGCAGCTTCCAAAACGAAATAAACAGAAAAGGAGACGACAATGAAATGAACAGGCACCCCGAAGATTTCGACCTATACACAGTCGGGACCTTCGATGACACTAAAGGCCGCTTCCACCAAGAAGAACACCAACCAGACCGCATAGCAATCGGCAAAGACCTCACAACCAAGGAGTAAAAACCATGTTCCGAAACCAATCAGTAGACGTTCACAAATTCACAATGGTCCCGAAAGCCGACATACCAAGGTCGAGCTTCAGGATACAAACAACACACAAAACCACCTTTGACGCCGGATACCTCGTACCCATCTACGTCGACGAGGTACTCCCCGGCGACACCTTCCGCCTCAACATGACAGCATTCTGCCGCCTGTCCACACCACTCTTCCCAGTGATGGACAACATGCATCTCGACACCTTCTTCTTCTTCGTCCCCAACAGACTCCTCTGGGACAACTGGAAGAAATTCATGGGCGAACAAGACAATCCCGCCGACAGCATCAGCTTCGTCATACCAACACACAAATCTCCCAACGGCGGATACGCAATCGGAAGCCTCCAAGACTACATGGGCCTTCCAACAGTCGGCCAAGTCGGAGCAGGCGTCGGCGTACAACACACCGCACTACATCCCCGCGCCTACAACCTCATCTGGAACAACTGGTTTCGCGACGAAAACCTACAAGATAGCCGCGTCGTACTCAAAACCGACGAAACCGACGGCCCTCCCACAAACTACACACTACAACGCCGAGGCAAACGCAAAGACTACTTCACGAGCGCACTGCCATGGCCCCAAAAAGGCAACACCGCCGTATCACTACCACTCGGCATCAGCGCCCCAGTCCGAGTCGGCGGCACCTCAGGAAGCGCATCACCAGCAGGCACAGGCATCTGGCGCGTACCCAACAATGACACACAGGGCTCCATGGAAGTCGCAGGCGCAACCGCAGGCAACCCACTACAAGCACCCAGCGAATCTGTCGGCGCAACATTCACCGCAGAACTACGCGGCTACGCAGACCTCAGCGCAGCAACAGCCGCAACCATCAACCAACTCAGGCAATCATTCCAAATCCAAAAACTTCTCGAAAGGGACGCACGTGGAGGCACTCGATATACTGAAATCGTTCGCGCACACTTTGGAGTCGTATCACCAGATGCACGACTCCAACGACCCGAATACCTTGGCGGCGGGTCTACTCCTGTCACAATCAATCCAATTGCTCAGACGAGCGGAACAGGCCTCACCGGAGGCACGACTCCACTTGGCGCTCTGGCTGCGTACGGTACGGGACTCGCTCGCCAACACGGATTCACCCAAGCCTTCACAGAACACGGAATCCTCATTGGCCTGGCATCGGTACGAGCCGATCTCACCTACCAACAAGGAATGCGCAAGATGTGGTCGCGTAGCACGCGCTACGATTTCTACTTTCCTGCATTCGCGATGCTTGGGGAACAAGCAATTCTAAACAAAGAAATCTACTGTGACGGCAGCGCGAACGACACAGCAGTCTTTGGCTACCAAGAACGCTGGGCAGAATACAGATACCACCCAGCCCAAATAACTGGCCTCTTCCGAAGCACCGCCGCAGGCACCATCGACCCGTGGCACTTGGCACAAAAATTCACAGCGCTACCAACACTCGCCGCAACCTTCATACAAGATACACCACCAGTTGACAGAATCGTCGCCGTAGGAGCCGGCGCAAACGGAAAACAATTCATCTTCGATTCCTTCTTCGACATCAACATCGTCCGACCGATGCCGCTCTACAGCGTCCCCGGACTCATCGACCACTTCTAACATGCCAATACCTCTCGCAGTAGGCATGCTTGGAGCCGCAGGAATAGGCGCACTCGGCTCGATGATTACCAACAAACAAAACGTAAACGCGGCAGCAGCCGCAAACGCCCAAACAATGGCCTTCCAAGACGAAATGTCCCGCACAGCATGGCAACGTGCCGTGCAGAACATGGAAGCTGCAGGCCTCAACCCAATGCTCGCTTACTCACAAGGCCCAGCAACAACGCCAGGCTTTCAAGCCCAATACGCCATGCGACAAAATCCAGCGCAGGCAGCCAACGAAGCAATAACATCAGTGGGCTCAGCCAACCAAGCCCACGCACAAGCCGACAACATCAGACAAGAAATGAAGTCCTTCGAACAACGGATGAAAAAACTTGGCTACGAGACCGACACCGCCTGGTACGAACAAGCAGCCGCAAAATACAAAGCGGGCATCCTCAACAGCGAAGATCTCGAATCAGCCCGCTACTACACAGCAAGAGCGGCTGAACTCACACAACAAGCAAAACTTCTAGGCTTACAAGTCCCAGAAGCACTAGCACAAGCCGCATTCTGGGCAAGTGAATTCGGCAAGGATTACCCATATATCGAAAAAGGAACCAGCGCCGCTGGCAACATCCTCGGACTACCGAAAAAAACTCTGCCCGGCAAGGGCATCACCATAAGGAAATAACCATGAAACCATTCCTCAGAAGCGAATACAACTACGACATGAACGACGCAAGCGACGCCTCCGGCCTAGCCTGCAAAGACAAAACAAAAGCACAACAACAGTTTGCAGAAGAGGTAGACATAAACACAATCGTCCGAAGATTCAACCTCACAGGCCAACTACCCGAAAATGTCCGAATGCCCACATACGCGGACTACGACGAACTCTTCGACTTCCACAGCGCCATGAACGCAATACGACAAGCAACCGAGGCCTTCAACGCAATGCCGGCCCGGATCCGCGCCCGCTTCCACAACGACCCAGCTGAACTGGTAGAATTCTGCTCGGATGAAAACAACCTCGAGGAAGCCCAAAAACTCGGCCTGGTCAATCCAAAGCAGGCCGAAGCCACCCTTCCACCGACACCGGCAGCCGCGGCCCCTGCCGCAGCCCCAGCCGCACCCGTGCCATCAGGAGCCCAGCCCCTGAAACCCTGAGTGACCCTAAAAAGGTGTCACTCAGCACAGTTACATCAAGTAGAATAACTGTGCAGCACCCAACCTCAAGGAGAATCACATGGACGAAAAAGTACAGAAACTCATCACCGCAGAAAGAAAAAACGCTCGGGACCTGAAAGTACTCATGGACCTCCGAGCGAAAA